CATGTCCAATCACCAAGTGCATAGTCATAGACTATAACAGTGCCATCATCATCAGGCGTTGGTGCAAGTGGATTGACCGCAGTACAGTTGTTAAGGAGGTCAAAAATAGACAGAGCCCCTAATTGTTGTTGGAGCAGTCCATAGTTCACAACCAAATAATCCCTATCAGCATCGGCCAAAAGTTGGGAAATATAGTCGTTGCTAGAAGTGTATTTAGCTTTAGGCGAAGTAGAGTAAGTAGAAGCTGCAGATACAGTGTTATCTACACCAAAAGACACAAAACTTTGGAACTCTTTTTCGCCAATGATGGGTTGGCCACCTGCCGAGGTTTGAGCAGTTCCTGTGGTTACATACACATCATTGAAACCCGTCTTCGATGGGTTAGTCCTCTGGACGTCTAAAACAGTCAGTGGATTATAGTGCCAGTCGAGATCAACTTGACCGTCAAAGTATAATTGTTGGGATCCGTTAAGCCACTCAGAGGTAACAATAACTCCCGGCCCAAACTGTGTTTTTGCCATAACGCGAAAATTCTTTTACGAATGAAATCCAAACTTTATTCCGTCAGTGTAGGAATTTCCGAAGCTGGACCGACTGCGGGGACCTCCCAGCCATAATGGGGGAGGGGGAAAAGCGACCTACCGGTCATGTTCTATTTAGTTTTACCCTACAAACAAAAAGAAAGGGAGAGCCGAAGCCCTCCCATTCTATAAAGTCCTTATCATGTCAAACGCCAGCGGCGCCTGTGTCAGCGATAGAACCTCTCTTCCAAGAGTTGACTGTGAAACCAAGTTCAATGGTTCCAACATCTCCACTCTCTCTGTCAGCTTCTGCCACAGTGAGGTTAATGAGCTGAACGCCTTCAAGGATGTAAGGGTCGCCCAATGAAGTCTCACCGTCGCAGTTAACAGGTTGGATTGTGATTGTCAGGAATGCACAATCGTACTCCAGCCAGAACTGTTCAATCTTAGTCGCCTCTTCGGGGTCGTAAGGCATTGTCAAAGTCACGTCGTCGATAGTACGAGGACCGATAACTTTGTAAATGCGGCGACCAGTTCCGTTGGCGTATTCACCAGTTGCTGAAGTATCGTTGATGCCAGAGAATTGAGTCCAGAAGAACTCAAGACCACCAACGTACATTATGAAACCCGACTTCGAAATCGGTGTTAGAATTGCCATTTAGTAAATCCTCCTAAAAAGTTTAATGAGGATCTCAATCAAGCCAAAATGTCGTTGATGAAGGCACCAGAACCACAAAGACCAGTAGCACCCAGACCCACAATGTTGACAGCACGCTCAACAGTGATCTCAGCGCGAACCACGCGACGCTCACGGATGTAGTACTCAGGACGGACAGCAGGAGTGCCAGTCAGTTGATAGGTGTAAGCGAAAGCGGGAGTAGCGGCAGAAGCGCCACCAGCAGGCAGCACAGCGTCGTTAGCACCGAGGGGGCTGTAGAACAGCATGATTGCGTTCTCAGGGAAGATGGGCAGGAGCTCACCGTTAGCGGCCAGCTGACGACCTTCACCAACGCGGATGCCACGCTCAAGACCGAAGTAACGAGCGAGCATGTCGATGTCGATGCTGTCGGCAGTGGTGTACTTGATGCGATCCAAGATGGAGACATCAGTCATCAGGGTATCGAACACGTTAGTGCCGATGACCATGGAGTTGGGGCGAATGCCGATCTGGTTAGAGACAGCACGCTTCAGCTTCAGGACGTTACCGATCGGATCAGAACCAGCAGCACCCCAAGGAGCAGTACCAGATGCGAGCAGAGTTTGACCAGCAGCGGAAGCAGCGGTGTAGCTAGCGTAACCAAGACCAGGCTCATAGATACCAAGGTTAGTCACAGCAGCAGACACGGTGGCCTCGTAGCTGTTCATCAAACGCTGCATAGCGTTGCGGGTCTCGATGGCGCGGAGGTCGACCTGAGCGGGACCCTCACCAGCGTTCTCGATCACTTCTTCAGGAAGTTCCCAAGCAACCACTTCCTGTTCCAGAGCATAGCTCTCAGAGTCGTAACGGCTCTGGATGGCGGGAATGTTGGTGCCGTATGCACGACGGAAGTCGTTCACAGCGAACTGCTCTTTACCGAAGCGCAGGATGCGACCAGCACGAGTAGCGGTATCAACTACGGGAGCAATGAAGTTCGAAATGTTGTTCTCCGGCAGCATGTAGCCTTGGGCCAGAGTTGTAAGGATAGGATCAACACCTGCATAGGTGTCTCTAAGATTCATCATTGTAGGAGATCTCCTTTTGACTTTAAGGGAAATGTTTCAATTGAAACCCTGGACTTACACGGACGACAATGCACTAGCCAGACGCCAGGGTGATTGGTTATCAGACGGCGACGAGCACAAAGCTACGCTGACCCACGAGCACTTCGCGGACAACGGGAGTGCGACCACCAATGGTGATAGCGGTACCTGCGGTGTTAGCACGGCCTGTGGCATCAACGGTGAGCTGCGAATTAACAGCGATTGTAGAAGCAACAGCACTGTCAGCTTCAACGAGGAGCAGGCCAGAAGTGGCGACGCTCAGCAGACGGCTGTCAGTGGGGGCATTAGCAAGAGCTTCAACGAAGTACTGGGAGATACCTACGGCGTCGGTGCCAACGATGGTAGAACCATAGAGGTAGGTTGTAGCGCCTTGGTTGAATACGGGGCGGAACTCATACACCTCGTTGGTGTCGGCTTCCAGAGTTTCTGCAAATCTAATAAATTGTTTCCCAGTTACGATTCCGGCATTAGTTGCCATTTCTTTATCCTATGAAATAGTGTCTTCAAAATGTTGTTTGGTCTCTAGGACCGTTGGTTGTTTAGTCCGTATTATCTATATTCGATGGAACAGCGGCAACGGTCGTAGCATCGGCAGTCCACACCGGGAGAAGGGAGGGAGCCAATTTGCTTCCAACCTTGCTGCTCGAAATTTACACATTCGGGGCAAACCCTCTTGTCTTTTTGTGTCACTCTTCTCATTTCTTTATATCCAAGACGAATGTTCTTTCTTATTTCGCCTCGGGTGAACCACCCATAAATGGGAGTTACTAAATATCTACTCACTCTCGTTTCCACTCCGCCCCAAGAAGCCGGAGGAGAGGATTCGTCAGCATTCTCAGAGACGAACTCATCCTCAGGGATTCCGAAGTATTTAGAGTCGGGATCCAAGTCATATTGGCTAGGGGGGAGTATAAAGTCGTCTTCTTCGTAATTATCAGAGTTCTTAAAGTACGTGAAGTCTGCTTGGAATTGGGAGAGAGGGGCAAGTCGCGTAACAGCGTATGCAAACTCATCTTCCATAGTCTTGTCTGGCTTACTGCCTTTTGACCCTAGAGCTACAGCTGCCATAGACGACATCAGAGTATAGTCCGACACCGATCTAAACAGTTCAGATGAGTTAATTTTACCCTCTCTTGCTGCTGAGGTCAAAGAAGCAGACTTTTTCATCATCTGCTTCTCAAGACCTTCAACATTTTTTGCATCTTCAGCGAGCTTCTTGGCTTCCTTGAGTAAGTCGCCTTTCCTTTTTGTTAGTCCGGCAACATACGAAAGAAAATCCATCACTCACCTCAATACATTGTGCGCTTTAGAGCATCCACATAGGAAATGCCTTCTTCACTAGCCAAACGAGTGGCGAGCTCATGTGGGCTCAGCTCTTCTTCTTCCTCAAAGTCGAAACCTTCGATGTCCATTTCACCGAACTCAACCTGAGCAGGGAGGGAAGCAAGAAGATTCAAAACAACAGCGGAAGGAGTCTCAGCTTCTTCGCTGAACTCAAGAGTGCCGTCATCAAGTCCTTCACAGAAACCAACAAGCTTCTCCTGGGTCATGACTGCATCAGTCAGTTTGCCAGACTCATAGAGTGAGGAAACGAACTGTTGAAGCTCAGAACGACGCTTGTCCTTCATGGCTTTCTCAGCTGCAACGCGGAGCTTTTCGTTTTCCTCTTCCACCAACTTGACTTGGCTGGAAAGATGCTCGATTTGCTTCATCATTGCTTCGAGCTGGTTCTCCTTGGTCACCTGCTCAACCACATTGGCCATGCGAGTGTCGCCGGTCATTTCCATAGGGGACTCATAATGGTCCTCAGAAATCTGAGCCTCGTGCTCCATCATTGCATCAACGACTTCGTCGATTGTGTTCTCTTCGTAGTTATCCACTTCAACGCCTTTAGGATAGGGATGATTCTTGGCTTCTTTGCCAGTGTAAGCAGAGTGGATAGCAGACTTGCCATAACCGTCTGCTTCTTTAGCTTTTCCCATGTTGTCCTTCAGCTTAGGACCTTGGCTATCTTTGGCCTTAGCCTTCTTCTTACGATCCTGACCAACGCCATCTTTGGCCTTGCCAGTTTCTTCACCGTGGGCGGCGTCGATTTCGTCCTCTTCAGACTCCTCGTGATCTTCGGCGTAATACTGATCTTTGATCTTCTTGTTCTTTTTCACAGAGTCAGAATCGCCTTCCATGTGCTGGCAGTCTTCGCAGTCTTCTTTGTAGGACTTGTGCTTAGCACAGGAGTGATCTTCGGAAACTTCTTCGTGATCTTCAGACATTTTTTCTTTATAGTTCTTGCTGCGCTTTTTGCTACCGCAATCGCCCATGTCTTCGGACTCTTCGCCTTCTTCTTCATCCATGCCTTCTTCGCCTTGCTTGGGCATCTTCTTCTTTTCAGCGAAGTCGGTCTCTTCCTGCTCAGCAGCGACCTCGAGTTGCTCCTCCTGAAGCTCCTCGTTGACTTCAAGTTGTTCTTTAGACATTTCGGTCTTAGTTGAATCTTTTGATTGTGCCTCTTCAAGAGCATCCTTGAGGGCTTTGATTGGTGAGTCTTCGCTCTCCAGCGTTGGGCCAAGTTCAGGAGAATAAATGGATTCTAAATCCACTTCTATGGTAGCAGCAAACTCAAAAACTCCATTTTGTTCAGAGAACTGGATCCCTTCCAAACCTTTTACGGCTGGAGGAGTAGCTCCTAAAACAGCCAGGTGCCTTGCCGACCATTTTCCCGGCGTTGGGTTTATTCCTGACTCAGGGCTATACATCGAAATAGAAACTTTTTTATAGTTCCCATTTCTCAACATGTCCGACATTTCTGGAGTAAATTCTACGTCAGCATAGAGTTTATTCCCTCGCATTTGGAATCCCTTGACCCAACCAAACGATGGAACCTTGTCAGAATCTTC